GTCAGGTTGGCGTTCTCCCACACGCCCGCCACAGCGTCGTAGATCAGCGTGTTGCCGGAAGCAAGCGTTGTAAAGTTGACGTTGCCGTCGGTGCCGCCCAGCACCGAGCCGTAGGTTGGGCGGACAAACAAAATGCCATTAGCCACGCCCACATTAACTACCGCAGCCACCGTTACAATCGCCGCCGGGGCGGTAGGTTTGACGTTAGTCAGGCCGCCTGTAACCAACGGGTTGTAGTACAGCACATCGCCTTGTACCCACGTCTCCGCGCCGCCGGTGGTGTCGATTTGCTTGACTTCACCAAACGTGGTGACAAACACCCAATCGTTAGTTATGCCGCTCTCATGGGCGATACCCAAGATGTAGTTGACCTGTTCCGGCAGCAGCCCTGTCGCAGGTTCAGCTTGCAGGCCGCCGCTGGCACCCAGCGTGCCGCTAAACATCAGCACTTGGCCCTTGGTAGCCGCAGCGGAGAGCTTGACGCGGTAATACAGCTCCTCACCAATGCGCTGGATAGCTGCACCATTCATCTGGAACGTCAGCGTTTGGAACTGATCCTCATCGTCGTAGTACAGGCGGCCTGTCGCGTCCGTAACGGTGGCTGTCGTGTCAAACTGGATAAAGTCGGGCGACGAGATGCCGCCGGTCACACCCGTCATCGACGTAATGTCGTTGTTGGTGCCTAAGACTGCAGCGCTTAAATTAGCCCGCGCGCCGCTTGCTGTAGTGGCCCCTGTGCCGCCATTATCGACATCTAGGGTTCCGGCTAGGGTAATCGTTCCCGACGTCGTGACAGGCCCGCCAGAGGTCGTCAGGCCCGTAGTGCCGCCGGAGACATTGACGGATGTGACCGTGCCAGACCCGCCGCCCCCGCCCGCATTGGCTTTGTTGAGCAGGTTTAAGAAAAACCGATACCAATCGCGAGAAACAAGCCCCGTCCGCTCGTCGATGATCGGCGATTGGTTCTTGGGTAGTTCTGGGTTGTTATCGCTAGGCATTGGTGCCGGACAAAACGAGTTCGGCACCCATGATGGCAATCTTGACGGGGTCGGTGCCAGACACCTCGTAGACGCGGTCGCGCAGCTTGTCAGTCATGCCCAGACGACGCCAGAAGGCACGGTAGCCGTAGTTACCGATCTTGCCCATGCCCGTCCAATGCTCGTTCGACCAGGTGTGACCGCCGTCATCCGACCAGCGCATCATGACTTGGGGGTCGTTGCCTTGGCCGGTAATCAGACCCACGCCCGTCTCGCACTCCAGCTGCAACGTGTGCTGAGCGGTACGCTTCAAGTTATTCTGGCCGGTGGGCAGCGCGCGCCATGACCGCAGCCACTTTTGTGGCAGCGTATCGTCGGCAAACACATCCAGATCGTACGCGTAAATCTTGCCGTTCTGGAAGTCGCCCACCACAATTTGGTTGTTGTAGAACATCTGGCAATTTGCCCGGTGGCGGATAAACTGGCCATTGGCAAAGCCTGCACGCTCATGCCATGCGCCCGTGGCCACGTCAAACACCCAAGTCTTTTGGGCGGTTGGGAAGGTCAACACGTAGAAAGCATGGCCGTCTTGCTGGTAGGTAAACGCAATCGCGTCTGAGATGGTGCCGTAACTCTGGATGGCAAACTCGACCGCATGGGTTGAGATGCGCTGACCAGAGTAGCCTTGCGCCCTAAACACCACGCCTTGGCCACGGGCATCCGACCCCAACCAGAACAACGAGTTGTCCATCTTGGCCACCGAAAAAGTAGCCGCGCAGCCAATTTCATTAACCGCACCTTGAATGCGGGCCAGCGGGAAATCCACGTCGCCCGCGTTGTACCAGACCTCTACCGACTGGGTGCCGAATAGCCACACCTCGCGGTGATCGACAAACAGTGAGATCAGGTTGTCAGGCATACCCTCGGCGCTGGCAAAGCTCAAAGGGTCAATCTGTGTGCCGTCCAGCAGCTCGGACACCCAAAACCGCTGGGAATTTGGCTCTTGGAAGATGAAGTAGCCGTCCAGATACCCAACGGTCACAGCACCTGGAAAGTCCACGTCAGTGATCTCGGCGTACTCTTCGGTGCTGGCGTCGTAGATGTACCCTTCAGGGTTAGCTGCAATAAAGAGCTGCGTGCCGTTGTCGACCATTGAGACGGGGCCAGTGCCTGACACGCCGCCAATATTGGTCACCGTCCAATTGGTGTCCACCCGGTACAGCCGGGCGCCTGACACCACGTAGCCGTAATTGCCGTATTGCCACATGCCTCGGATGGGGCCAGTGCCCACAGTAGCCAACCGACGCAAGCCTGGCGCCCGATTTAGGTAAGCAGGCTCCATCCCCTCCGGTGCCGGTGTGGCCTCGGGGTACAGGTTAATCATCCTTGCGTCTGCAGCATTGACGCTGCGGGCGACGTAGGACTGGCCAAGGATAGGCGTCTTCACGGCTTAGAAGTTGCCTGCGTAGATGTTGTAGCGCTGGCGGGTAGCCACAATAGCGTACGGCATAGACATCACGTCGTCTGGGTTGTTGATGCGCTTCAAGTTGCGCTTGGACGTCATGGCAATCCGTGTCACTTGCGGCATAGGCTCAACGCCAAACTCGTTGGCAATTTCCATCGCCAAGTTGTACTTGAACGCCCGCAGGTAGCCCGGCGGAAACGACAGTACGGTGTTTAAGGTCGCCGGCTTAGTCAGCTCTTGCACCGACACAAAATGCCACTCCAACAGCCTTGTGGGCTTTGGATAGATGGTCATGGTGATGTCGGGGAACGTATTGTTGACAAACATGACCTGCGGGTAGGTGCTGGTCACGGTCTTGACTGCAATGCCGTCGTACTGCTGCTGGTTGATCAGCTTGATGCCGTAAGACACGTTGGTCTGCGGATCGCGGAAGTACGTCGCATCGTCAATCAAAATAGGCCGATTGCCGACGAAGTCGCCGGTTGGCCCAAGGGTGCGGGTGATGGTGTCGGTCGGCCAGTCAAATATCTGGTCTTCCGTAGAAAAGACAGCCAAACGTTCAGTATTCCACGAATCAATCATCTGATTCATGGCGTTCAAAGCATCTTGAGCAGCCTGCGGAGAAGGTTCCTCACCTTCGGCCAGCTGGCCAATCAGCCGGAGTGCTGCCTTGATCTGGTCGAAAGCGGTTGCCATGCAGGCTCCTTATTCTACTGCCGCAACCTCTGCAGGCGGGCGGCTACGACGACGTTTGGGTTCCAGCCCATTGACTGGCGCCGCTGCTTCGGGAGCCGAAGGCGTGTCGGGATTATACCGCTCCCAGCCGTTTTGTTCATCCAATTCGGCTTCCAATTCTATGGATGCTATTTTTTGCCCGTGGATAGGGTGCTGTAGATAAATAATCATATTGATAGCGGTAAAAATCGGGGGCCGAAGCCCCCGAAATCAAATTAGCCCCAGATACGGCAAGCCATTTGCGGACGAATTGTGCTGTAGCCGTACAGAACGTCGATACGGCAAGGCAGACGGTCATTGTTGATGTCGTACTGACGAACAATACGCATCGAAATGCCGTTGTGGACTTGGCGAGAAGCCATGTCAACGCCTTGTGGCATCAGCAAGTCAGCGGTCGCAAATGTGATCGCATCTTTGTGATAGACGAGGTTCTGTGGGTAAGCAGTAGCAGCCGAACCCAACAAAGTGACGGCAGCGCCGGAAGCAGGCAGCGAAGTCACAGTGGCCAGAGCCTGACTTGCCGAATACAGCGCTGGGAAGATGTTCAGCGTAGCAGTCGAAGAGCCGGTAGCAGCGGCAGTCACAGTGAACTGCTGGAGCGAACCAGTAGATTCACGGGTCTGTGGGTTGACAGCGTACACGCCAGCGATAGTGAACACGTCGCCGACATTCCATGTCTTGGACGAGCCAGTAAAGCTGATTGGCAGCGTGGACTGACCTTCAGTTGTGACGGTCGAAGTCACAGTGATGGTGGTGCCCCAGTCGCCGTTGGTGTGCTGCTTGATCGACTGCGACATGTTGACTTCGTCGAAGCCCAAAACGCCGGTGCCCATCATGCCGTTCTTGAACTGGCGGCTGATGGTGTCTGTTGGGTTAAACAGACCTTTCAAACCTTCAACCAGACCTGCGTTAGCAGCTGGGTTGACGGTAGCGTAGCGTGGCGACATCACTGCAGCGTTTTCGTTCAGCTTCTGCTGAGCTTGCAGCAGAACGAGCGAAGTCGATGGGGTGGTGCCTGGGGTGCCGACCGAGTTACCGACGGCTTTGTATGAGTTAGCGACGTCAGCATCGATGCTGGAAGCCAGCTGCGAAATACGAGGCTTCAGAACACGCTCAGCGAAGTCATCCAACTGCATGGTGAGTTCGGCAGAGGTGAAGTTAACGCCAATGTGCTTCTGCGAAGCAACAGTCAGGGTGGTGAACTGTTCGTTGTCGTCCTGAACTTGCAGGGCGGCGCCGTCAGTCACCAGAGCGCGGTCAGGTAAACGGATACGCAGTGTGGAGCCAATCTTGGCGCCTTCAACGGCGAAAGAATCGTCGTACTGACGGTTAACGTTACGGGTCAGAACCAGGTTGTTTTCAAGGATCTCCAAGGCCTTCCTTGTGATCATGTCAATGGTAAGAATGCTATTAGCCATCTTAATTTCCTTTAAATGTCGAAGAAGTTTGATGAGGACAAACGCCCCCGTTCTTATGTTTTCCCACTTGACAGTTCATACAAAGAACTTGGTACCCCAAAGGGAACTTGTTCTTACGAAGCCAGATATAAAAAGCTGTACCGCTTCCGCCGTACAAACCCGCTTTTCTTTCTTGCGCCCCGTCATTATGAACATGGTCAATCGATAAAAACAATCGTTCAGTTTCCCCGCAACAGTTGCATTTGTATCCGCCGTAGGCCTCAAACACTTGCGCTTTGCACCGATCTTGATTGCGCTTGGTTTTTTCAGATTCCATCGCACGCAAAGCGGCAACTTCTTCTGGCGTTCCATTTGCAATCTTTCGGTTGCGGTATTCACGTTTATGCTCACGGTCTTTATCCCGATTCGCTTCTCGCCAATCCCGCATACGTTGATTGAACTTTTCCCGGTTTCGTTCTCGGTATCTAGCCGCTGTCTCTCTGTTGCGTTGCCGCTTCAGTTCGTCAGCCGTTAGATGCTGATTATCCCCTTTCATATCATTCTCCTAATTTCGAGTAATAATAATACTCGATTTCAGAGGTTAGCGGTTACGTTGTGCTTCCCACTTCTTCATCTGACGCTGGCGATCCGCCTCAATCCACTCAGACGTACTCATGTTTTTGATTGCACGAGGGTCGGTCGTATCGTAAGACGGTGTACCAGAGCCACGGCCAGAAATTGGCGCAATGGGTGGTGGGGCACTCGTTGTTCGTTTCAAAACCGGCTCGGAAGTAATTTTTGCTTCCAGTTTACCGATCTCTTTAGCCTGCAAAATAGGCGAATTCAGTGCGGCTATACGTGCGGCTTCTTTCGGATTTGAACCCAAGTAATACGCAATATCAGGGCCAATATCCGACGCTTGGATCGTCTCAGCCATCGCGTTAGAGATTGGCAGCTTGGGGTTGTACGCAACTTGTTCAAAGTCATCATACTTACTCCGTGCGTCCTCTTCTCTGTCGTGATACGCCTCAAGAAAATCCATTTGTTGCCGTTCAAGCTCACGCTTAGCCAACAATTCTTCAGCCTTGCGCGTTGCCAGTGCATCGGCATACGCATCAACGGAGTCAAAATTCTCGACAGGCGGTAGCTCCGCAGGTGTAGGTGCGGTTTGCACTTTACGACTCTGCTCACGTTCCCACTTCCTTTGCTCTCTTGCAAGCCTTTTGCCTACGATCGCATCAAGCTCTTCTTGTGTGAAGGTCTTGGTCTGCTGCTCGGTCGGCTGGTCATTCTCCGGCGCTAGTGTTTCTTCAGCTACAGGCTCTGCCGTCGGTGCCTGTTCTGGCGCGGGTGAATCCGCTAACTGATTTTGCATCTCTTCAGACATTGTCGATTCCTAATGAATCCCTGACGTACCGCGTCAGTTCGGTTTACAGCAAGGTTACTCGTAAATTATGGTTGCGGCAACTGTTCCGCCAATTACGACATAAATGCCGTTTTTGGCAAACGCGCCGTCGAGCGGCAGCAAATACGACGTGGCAGCGGTAGGCGTAAAAGTCGCCAAGATCACGTTGGTCGTTGTAGCGGCTGCAGAGTCGTAAACAGTAATAGTTGGTGTGCTAGACGCCGAACTAACAAAAATGCCTTTGAGCTTACCCGCCATTGGCTTAATGTTAGCGGTTGCGGAAATTGCGGTGTAATTTGCCATGATCTACCTCAAGCGAGAAACTTCAGTTTGTAAATCGTTGAGAGGTACAACCCCACGATCTCGTCAATAATGTTCTGTAGCGGGCTGTCTGCCTTGTCCACTACCTTGTACCGCATTGCTTCAATTTCTTCGACCTGCGCTTGCAGAAACTCCAAGATGTTGCCTGGCTTTTTGGTCGATTGCAGCGCAATAGCGCCAATCAGACCGTGCCGGCCTTGGTAGGCTTCCGCAAACTTGTCCGCCAAATCCACCACGCCGTCGTAAAACTTTTGCAACGCCTTGTGTTTGGCATAGCTGCGGGTGTTCAGATGCACTGAATGCGCCACATCTCGGCTTAAAAACAGTATTCCTACAAAATTAGCGCAGCTCACAGTTGTGGTTCCTCAGGCGGCATATTCATCATTTCCGGCGGCATTTCAGCCGATTCTGGTGGAATCATACCCATTTCTGGCAACATTTGTTGCATATCTTGCGGCATTCCGCCCATTTCTTCCCCCATCATAGGCATTTCGCCCGGCAGCTCCAGCCCGCCCTCGCTCATGGCCAAGTCGCCTGTCGACATGACGTCGCGCAGCGTTTGCATGACAACGTCTTGCACTTGGTCGGGCGACATAGCCGCGCCGATGAGCGAGAGGCGCTGAGTCTCGGCTTGGTACGCTTTGATCTCGGCTTCGAAGTTCTTGCGCTCCATGTCTTGGACTTCGACCGACTGATTGACGCTTTGCAGCATCTGGTGCAGCTGATCCATCTCCTGCGACATGGCCTCCATTTGCTGCTTGGCCATCTGCATCTCGGGCGACTCGTCGCTGTCGGCCATAATCTTCGGATCGATGATCTTGGCAAAGCGTGCAGCCATCTCCTGCGCGCCAGGCCAGTCCATGTTCTTGATGAACAGGTCGCCGGCCACTTGCCAGAGCTGCGGATTGGACTGCAGAATCATGCCCATCGCGTCCAGTGCTTCCTGACGCTTGGTCATGTAGGACGGGCCGGTGGTCACCACCACGTCGTACTTACCGACGTTGGGGTTGTAAATCTTGTCGATGACGATGTTGTTCTGGTCGCGTATCTCCCGCACAGGCTCTTGCTGTGTCGGGTCGAGCTTGGCCATGTCGGTCTCGCCGTCCAGACCAATCACGCGAGCCACGCGCTGGGTATCGTAAATCTTCGGAATCAGGTCGACCAGCTGGCGCGTTACGTGCCGAACAGCGCGTGCCAGATTGTCCACGTAATGATAAGTGCCAGTGTCAGACTGACGCTCTCGCGCCAGAATCGCCTTGCCCGAACGCTCATTCGATGTCGCTCCCAGACTGGTGTCGTACTGCCCCGTGGTCGACTTGATGTCGTCCGACGCACCCATCTTGGCCTGAATCAGACCGGTCTGCGGCAGCGGTGGCGCTGCCCTTTGGGGCAACGGCAGTACCGCACCGGAGCCGTCAGTCACGTCGGGGTTGACCTCCAAGTACGGCCAGTTCTGCGTGTTGGCCGTCTTCCACTGGGTTTCATACCCTTCAAACTGGCCACCGTAACCAATGAACGGCGCTTTGGGCGCCAAGGCCAGCATCTCAGCTTCTTGGCTCGTCCAGTAGTTGTACATGCGCTGGGCGTCCTTGGCGTTTCTCACCAGACCCGAGACGTACAGCTTACCGTCGACCTCAAACTCGTTACCTACGACGCGTACGATCGGGATGTACTTGCCTGCCCAGTCGTTTTCCTCCAGCATCTCGTAGCCATTGGTCTTGCACCACTTGACCCGCTTGGCGTCCACTTGACGGGTGCGGATGGGCTTAATGCCCATCTGCTTCATCTGTTTAGCCTCGGGCGAACCCTCGAAAGCCGTGATGTTGCCAGGGTAGAGATGCAGCGTCGCCTTCTCGTACTCAATGTAGTAGTACTCGGCAATACGGACGGTGTCTTGATTGATCCAGACCGAGATCGACTGGTCACCCACGCCTTGCGACTGCAGTGTCGAGATGGGACTGGCGTTAGGGAACATGCGCTCATAGTCCGCACGCTGCAAATCTTCGGTCACGAAGCACCACTTGGCGTCAGACCCACACGGGTCTTGGATCGTCGGATCCATGTAGACAGAGAAACTGTTGCGGATGCGCGCGATCTTGATGTCTTGATCAAACGTGTCGTCGTCGCAGTACTCGGTCAGGATG